GACCAGTAGAGCAAATCGTCTCGGTAACTAGTGAGAAGGAGCTTCTCGCAATTTTCGGTAGACCAAGTAATTCAAACTTTGAGTATTGGTTTAGTGCAGCACAATACCTTCTTTATGGTGGCACCATGAAGATTGTCCGTGCAATGAGCAATTCACTTAAGAATGCTATTGACACTGCACAGTTTACTAATACTACTTTTAGTGCTAACGACACTACACTCACAGTATTGTCTACCACTGACTTTGATGTCGCTGATCTTCTTTTGATCGACGCAGAGATCATGACCATTGGGTCTGTGTCTGGTAACGACGTTGTTGTTACTCGTGGACAACTTCAGACATCTGGGGTTTCTCACGCAGCAGGATCACAAGTCACTTTGATCGAGACTGCAGGTAGCACTTCTACCATCAACGAAGGATCTACATTTACTGATGCTGATACCACTCTTACTGTTGCTTCTGTAGCAACTCTTGGAGCAGGTACTAACTCCTATATTAGAATTGACGATGAGATTCTCCAAGTAACTGGTGTTGCAGGTAACGACCTTACTGTTACTCGCTCAGCATTGAGCTCTACTGCAGCAGCACACACTGATGGATCTACTGTTACTCTCCTAACGGTTTCTTCTAACAAGACTCAAATCAACGAGCAAACCTCTACTGGTATTACTGCTCCTTTGATTAAGAATCTTGATGCATATGAGTCAACTGTTAAGGATGCTTCTAATAACTGGAAGTGGGCATCTAAGACTCCTGGTCAATTCGGCAACAGCATTAGAGTCGTAATGACTGATGCAGGTGCTGATCAAGTACTTTATCTTGCACAACCATCTTCTGCTGAGTGGGAATTCGCATCTGGTGCTGAAATCTCTTACTCTGCTGCTAACATCTTCGGTAAGGTTTACTCCTACACTGTTGTTATTACTCTTGAAGAGAATAGCACTCTAGTGGGTAACTTCAAAGCAGGTAACTTCTACAACGGTCTTTCTGGTAACATCACTGGTGGCGTTGTTGCTTTCGACAAGGAAACACAGAAACTTGAAGTAAGCATTGATAGCACTGCATCTGACTTCTGGGAAGTTGGAGATACTATTACTGAGTTGGCAAACAATGCAGGATCACCTGGATCTGCTACTGGCACATCTGGTAAGATCTTGTCTATCTCTAGAGAATTGAGAGTTTCTCTTAACAAGACTTCTCCTCTCTTCCAAGCAAACCAAACTGTTTCTGACGGAAACGCTGCTACTGTATCTGCTATTGCAATCGGTAGTGACTACGAGAGCAGACAGTATGGTTACAACGAGAAGTGGATCAACATCGCTCCTCGTCCTGGCACTTCTGCATGGGCAGATGACCGTGGTGGATACAGAGACCTCGTGCACGTCCTCATCCTTGATGGTGACGGAGGTTTGACAGGCACACCTGGCTCATTGCTTGAGAAGTTTACTAACCTTTCTAAGGCATCCGACGCTAAGTCTCCACAAGGCGAGTCACTTTACTACGTCGATGTCTTGATGAATAAATCCTCCTATGTTTACTGGGGATCTCACGAGACCAATAACATCTTTGACCGCTCTGGCACAGCAGACGGATCATGGGGTGGTAGCGTAACTAACAGAGACTTTGACTTGATCAAAGCGGATAATGCTCTTTATGGTGGAGACGACATCAGTGGTCTTGATCCTAACAGCATCCCTGTTATCGGCACTAAGAATAACGGCACCGTTAAGTATCACCTTCAAGGTGGTGTAGATGGTTTCACTGTTGACCGTCCTTCACTACTTGCAGGTTACGATCTCTTTAGTGATGCTGAGACTGAGGAAGTAGATTACGTCCTCATGGGACCTTCAATGAGTAACCTCAGCGACACAATCGCTAAGGCACAGAAGGTTATCGATATCGCAAGCACTCGTAAAGACTGCATGGCATTCATCTCACCTTACAGAGGTGACGTTGTTGGTGTTTCTGCAGTTGGAGACATTGTTGACAAGACTGTAAGTTTCTTTGATCAACTTTCATCTTCTTCTTACGCAGTATTTGACAATAACTACAAATACATCTATGACCGCTACAACGATGTTTACCGTTACATCCCATGTAACGCAGACGTTGCAGGTCTTACACTTAGCACAACTCTGAATCAGGAGCCTTGGTTCTCACCTGCAGGTTTCAATAGAGGACAACTTCGTAACGCAGTTAAACTTGCTTACTCTCCTCTTAAAGATCACAGAGATAGACTTTACGCTGCTAGAGTTAACCCAATCGTTGCATTCCCTGGCGAAGGTATCGTCCTCTTCGGAGACAAGACCGCTCTCGCTTATCAGTCTGCATTCGATAGAATCAACGTAAGACGTCTCTTCCTTGTCTTGGAAGGTGCGATCGCACAAGCTGCTAAGACACAACTCTTTGAATTGAATGACGAGTTTACTCGCCAAGGTTTCAAGAATATCGTAGAACCTTTCATGAGATCCGTACAGTCACGTCGTGGCGTTACTGACTTCTTGGTTGTCTGCGACAGCACTAACAACCCACCTGAGTCTATTGACAGAGGCGAGTTTTATGCTGAGATCTTCATCAAACCTACTAGATCTATTAACTTCATCACACTAACCTTCACTGCAACAAGGACTGGAGCTAGCTTCTCCGAGGTTGCAACCTAAGTAAACCGTGCTACGACTTCGTAGTCAATTCGATTAAATAGGAGATTTTTCACATGGCAGTCAATAACGTCGAAGGAGGGCAGATTAACTCTCCTATTTTCGACTTCAGAAATAAGATTGGGGATCTTGCTCGCCCTAATCTGTTCCAAGTAGAGTTAACTTTCCCTCAACTTTCTCAATCTGCAAACATCGGCGGAAGCGGTGGTGCATCCGACGCAGCAGAAGCAGAAGCAGCAAGTCAACCTTTCGGTGGTAACCTTGCTACTCTTCTTGTTAAAGCAGCAAACATTCCCGCATCCACTGTTGGTGTTATCGAAGTCCCTTATAGAGGACGCACCATTAAGATTGCAGGAGACAGGACTTACGAACCATGGACAGTTACCGTTCTTAACGACGCTAACTTCGTGATTAGAAATCAGTTGGAAAACTGGTCTACACAGATCCAAGCACTTCAACAGAACTTCCAATCATTCGATTCACCTGCTAACTACCAGACTCAGGCAATCGTCCGTCAGTATGACAGACAATCTGAGCAGACTCGTGCATACAAGTTTGAAGGTATCTGGCCAAGCAACATCAGTGCAATCGATCTTGCATGGGATAGCAACGATACTCCCGAAGAGTATACTGTTGAGTTCCAGGTTCAGTACTGGACTTATGCGTCAGACGTTAACGCAGCACACCACCAACCAAAAAACTAGTTTTTGGAAGTCGCTAAATAACTACAACCTAGTTACTTATTTGAATGGCTCAATTATTTGGTTATTCTCTTGATCGCAAGAAGAAGGGCTCCTCGCAACCGAAGGGTCCTTCTTTCGTGCGTAAAGATAGTGAGGACGCAGCCGAACCTATTGTAGCGGGTGGTTATTTCGGTCAGTATGTTGACTTTGGTGACAAAGAGTCATCCAAAGGCACGGAGATGGATCTCATTGGTAGATATCGTGAGATGAGTTTGCATCCAGAAGCGGATGCTGCTATCAACGATGTTGTTAATGAGGCAATCGCAGGTGAGTTAGACGATCATCCTATTGATATCGAGCTTTCTAACCTCCAAGTCTCCGATTCTATGAAGAAAAGAATCAGAGAGGAGTTTGAAAACGTCCTTTCTTTGTTGGATTTTGATAGAAGAGCGTACGATATTTTCCGCAGATGGTATATCGATGGTAGACTTTTCTACCATAAGATGATTAATCCTGAGAGACCTCAGGAAGGAATCACAGAATTAAGATATATCGACCCCCGCAAAATCAAAAAGGTTGTCGAATACGACAGAGGTAAAGGAGGATCTGGTCTTGCAAACGGACCTGGCGATCCCACTACAGAATCACTGGTGCCAAAGAGTTTAGAGTATTACATCTATGCTCCTAAAGGACTCCGTGGTTTTGAGAATAAAGGTGTAAAGATTGCACCCGACGCTATCTGTTATGTCCACTCTGGTAAGAGGGACATGAATAGAAATATTGTCTTATCTCACCTACATAAGGCAATCAAAGCACTCAATCAACTAAGAATGATTGAGGATTCTCTGGTTATCTATC